GAAGACAAGCACTTGCTCGACGATTTGACAGAGAAAGTGTCCTCTGGACTGACTCTGGCAAAGATGACGGAATCCTCCGACATCTAACACTGTGCTAACGCACGTAACTATGGAACTAAAAATGCTAAATCTTTCAAACAACAATGGATCGGGTAACAGCTACATTCGCTTTGCACCCCAGGCTAACGCTTGGACAAACCGCGACGGTGAGGAAATACAACTGAAAAAAGTGGTCATGGACCTGGACTCGGTGCAGACCGGCTGGCTGATGATTGGTGCTGGTGTACGCGACTGGCAGCCGGATGAGACTCTGGGCGCTAAGAGCCAGTCACCTGGTGAGGGCTACAAGCGCGGGTTTGTGATTACGTTCTATAGCAAAGAACTTGGAATGGTGGATTGGTCGTCGAACGCCTATGGACCCTGCAAAGGATTTGAAAAAATCTACGCTGAATGCGCCGACAAGGACGATAAGGATGGACGTCTTCCGGTCATCGAGTACGTTAACTCTACAGCCGAGAAGGTTGGCAAGGGCAACACTCGAGTTCCGAACTTCAAATTGGTGTCGTGGGTTGCGCGTCCCGCTGGCATGAACGCGGAAGATGGATTGGAGCAGTGGGCAGAGCCGGAGCCAACGCCTGTCCGCAAAGCTGCCAAGCCTGCGCCTGCACCAGTGATGGACGATGAGGAGTTCTTTTGATGACACCGGAAGAAGAACTCAAAGAAAAAATGCGTGTGTATGAGATGTATTCAACTGCTTTACTTGCTGGCTATTCTTCAAGTGATATTGAATGGAGTCCAGAAAGCATGGTTAAGCAAGTAGATGAGGTAACGAAAATGATGGTTGAATGTCATTTTGTTTATTCTGAGGAGTGTATGTATGAACATGATGAATAAAAAAGATGTCGCGCAGGCTTTAACTTATTGTATGGAAGCCATTGATTTGTACTTAGCAATGCTAAAAAAGTACGAGCCAATGAACAAAGAGCATATTGTTGACGCGGAAGGATTGAAGGATTTTGTTCAAGCGCAAAGGGACTCGCTTATTAAAAACGAGTAAGACTCTATTGCTTGCGCCGGTGGGTTGATCTCCACCGGCTTTTTTTCCTCTAAAAATTGAGAACAAGAAAATGGACACTGAAACAATAGCCAGGGCGCTAGGCAACGCCAAGCAAGTGAACGGGAACTGGCTCGCAAGCTGCCCTGTGGCTGGGCATGGCAGAGGCAATGGCGACAAGAACCCGTCCCTCTCCATCAAGGAAGACAATGGAAAGCTGCTGTTTCATTGCCACGGCGGGTGCGACCAGCACAGCGTATTCGACGCCGTCAGAGAACGCAACCTATTGCCAGCACTCCAGCGCCAGGAGTACAGTCTCGCGCTTATCAAAGGTGAATTGATGACTATGCCGCAGTTGGAGAACGAGTGGGAGTACAAGGACGAACAAGGCGAAACCCTATTTGTAAAGCGCCGGTTCAAGACCAACACTGAGAAGGGCAAGACGTACTCTCTCCACAAGGTGGATGCCGCTGGCAGACGCCAGGGCAGCATGACAGGTGCGCGGATAGTACCGTATAGGTTACCGGAACTCATCAATGCGCGTGAAGCTGGACGCGCCATCTACCTGGTGGAAGGCGAGAAGGCTGCGGATGCCCTGGTCAGCATAGGAGCCATTGCGACAACGAGCCACGCTGGTGCTGGGCACTGGCCTGCTGACATTACCCAATACTTCGCAGGCGCCGTAGTGATAGTGGTCCCCGACTGCGACGCGCCAGGTTGGAAGTACGCCAAGCGGGTGGTGGAGGCATTGCTGCCTGTAGCTAAGGCAATCCGAGTGCTCGACTTCAACCTTCCGGAACTGGGTGACGATGCCTATGAGTGGGTAGCGGACGGCGGTGACAGGTCGAAGCTGGCAGAACTTGCTAAGGCATTACCGGTGGTCACCAGCGTGGACCAGGTACAGACGCCAGAGTGGATTGTTCCACGGGAAACTATCGAAGTTATGCTAGAACCCGATAACTTTGATAGAACTGAGCTAGATATTGGCACGAACGTACCAATCCTAGTCCCGCGGCAACTGCTCAACATTGAATCCTGGGATGACATTGAGGACGAGCCGGTGGAGTGGCTGATAGACAACGTGCTACCCAGAAAGGCGTTCTGTGCCCTGTACGGTCCACCAGGGTCATACAAGTCATTCGTTGCGCTGGACATTGCGGAGGCGGTGGCAACGGGCAGGCCGTGGATGGGGCGGGAGGTGCAAGCTGCAGGCGCGGTCCTCTACATTGCCGGCGAAGGCTTTGGCGGCATCGGCGCCAGGATCAAAGCCTGCAAGCTGCACAACCGCACTCAGGCTGGCGCCGAAATCTACGTCATCAGAGCAGCCATCAATATGAGATCCAGCGCGGAAGACTTTGATTTGCTGGTGGCCTCGATCAAGGACCTGATGGAGAAGTCAGGCGTCCAGTTCGAGCTGGTGCAGATCGACACGTTAGCCAGGGCGTTTGGCGGTGGCAACGAGAACAACTCAGAGGACATGGGAGCTTTCATCCACAACGCGGGACGGATTCAGCGGATGCTGGGATGCGCCATGATGGTGCTGCATCACTCGGGCAAGGATGCCACCAAGGGTTTGCGTGGGCATAGTTCACTACTTGGCGCCGTGGACACCCAGCTTGAACTGATGAAGATTGACGCTACGCCCAACACGTCCAGCCCGATAGCAGGCAGTGGAATACTCACCATCAGCAAGCAGAAGGACGGCCAGGACGGGCTGAAGATAGGCTTCGAGATGGTGAAGGTGGAGATCAAGGGCAGCGCACTTGGCATCAGCGACGCCCAAATCAGCTTGGCGGTCAGGGCCAGTGACGAGGCGCTGAAGCAGCAGGCGCAGGCCAGTGCAATTCAGAGACAAGAGAAGCCACGCAAGCTACAGGAGAACCAGAAGGTGGCCCTAAACGCCATTCATAGGGCGTTAGAAAAGAATGGGCATATGACAAACGTTGGTGAGGAGCGCCATAAGACGGTGACGGTAGCTGAGTGGAAAGAGGCATTCGCCAAGCTGAAGGGTGACAGCAAGTCCATCGACAGCGACTTTTACCGTGGCAAGAAGTCGATGTTTGCATTGGAATTTGTTGGGTATTACGAGGTGACTATCGATGAAAAGAAAGTCACCTATTGCTGGGTGATTTACCCCGATAAGGACAAAGATGAGCCGTTTGTGGCATCAGTTTGATAGGCAACTTGCGAAGTTGACTATGTAAACATGGGCAGTTGCCTATGTACTTATGTTGGGAATATATAGGCAACTTAGTGAAATATAGGCAGTTGCCTATGCTGCAAGTTGCACAGGAATAGGTAAAAACCTAGTCAACTTACAACTTCTTGCTTAATGCAAGAAGTAAGTTAACTAGGTTGACTACCTCGGAAAGTTGGTATGGTGAAGTTGACTAGATGAGGAGTTGAGGATGGCAACGAAGAAATTGTTGGAGACTGACGTTTATCCGTCGGACCGTTTCAAAGTCTTTGAGTATTCGCTCATGGTTGAGATGGAGATCGCAAAGATGGACCATGAACGGGTTTATGGGATAGACAGAGTGATTGACCTGGTGGATGCAGAGTTCCGCAGGAAGTTCAACGCGCAGCGGGAGCGCATCTGGGAGGCAAGCCAAGCGCGTGACGAGGAAAAGCTGGACAGAGCCATTAAGGGAATGATCGCGGCCTACAAAGCGCTCACCAGGTGGGCGACTGAGTCAGGCATTGAGCAGATGCCTAAAATCGATTGCATGGAACACCGAATGGCCGACGGGAGCCTGATGGTCATTGTTAGGGACAGACAGATGGCGACCTGGTACGAGCAATTTAGGAAAGCGTCAGGCGCACGCTCGATCTGGACACTCGCGGAACTCGAGGTGGTCATGAATGGGCCGACACTCAAACAGGTGCGCGAGATCAAGGCGGCACTGCCAGGTACGACAATGGTTCCCGTGACGCCGCAAGGCAGCAGCGGGTTTGAGGATATGCCGAACGACATCGACATCAGCAAGCCGTTCAAGGGTGACAAGTTATTCGATACACAAGCAGCAGAAAGGGCACGAGATGGACGCAGGACGTGATTTATGGGATGAGGTGGTACGCAGGGTGCTTGCGGTAACGAAAAACGCTTGGAGGGTCATCTAATGCCTGGGAATCCGAAAGTGAGAGCCGATATCGCGCTGCTGGAGGACATCGATGACGAGTTGATCTTGTCGATGTTTGAGGAAGGGCGCAGCAAGGCAGACATATGCCGTGGCTTAGGCATCGGACGGCGTGCGCTCGACACTTGGATATCGGACAACGACTATGAAACTATAATTACACGCGCGCGGGTGGAAGCGGCCTCGCATCTCGCTTGCGAGACACTCACCATCGCGGACGGCATGGACGTGGACAACGGCCAGCGCGACGTGCAGCGCATCCGGACGCGCCAGTGGCT